ACAATGAAGCTAGCTTGCATCGCTTGTTTGAGGATGTTTGTGAATTCGTTGATTGGTTCATGAATAAAAGATTTATTGTCGACGATTCTATGACAGTATTCAAGAAAGTGTTAAGTTCCATGACTGATCCTTTTGATGTTAGCCTATTAACTAAAATCAAAATCAGTCGTCGGGCGTATGATTGCCTAAGATCAGTAGCAATTCTTGGAATACTCGGAAGAGTCAGACTAGATCGATACATCCAAAAATCGATATTATTTTCGATTGATGTCCTCAAAAATTCACTTCTAACCCCGAGTGTAGTTCGTGCTGGTCGTTCTTATCAGACCGTTCAAGTAGCAATGAACGCCTCGCTAGCTGGGTTGACAGGTCAAGTTGGTATCCCACACCACAACTGGAACCTGGGTGTTTTGCTCGCTCAACAAACGTTGCTGACTGCTGAATGTTTTGCTCAAATTCACTTAGAGAAATTCACACAGCAGGCAAGTACATTGGGTCAAGGAAACTTCTTTGACGTGTCAAACTAGACACCTCCAGTCAGACCATTGATGTGTGCTTTGGTTATAGGGTAGACGATGCTCTCGTGACACTCCCAGACATGCGGCCGGTTGAAGATACCGCCGAAGTCACCTCATTATTTGGGGAACGGTTGGTCGAAAGGCCAGCCATGGGAGCAAAACTCGGGTGTGGATTCAAGTATGCAGTGGATCCGAAAGTTGACCTTAACGATGGGCGCACAGCTAGGGCTGGAGCAATGTACAGGAATGCTAGGAAAATGCCTCGCGGCAGTTATTTAGAGTCGCGAGAGATGCGTACATTTGTGCGCATTGTTGCCGCACGTGAATTCGGCAAGGTCGAACACGTGTACACGTTCGAAGAGTGGATTGAAGCCGCCAACTATCCGTTGTGGAGGAAGGTGCAGCTTCGCGCAGCTAAAGAACGTACCAATGGTCTAACTCTTGCAGAGTGGATTGAAGAAAACAGGGTTGAACTGACGAAAGTCAAATGCTTTACGAAAGAAGAGCATTATAATGCCGAGAAACATTCGCGTGGTATTTATGCGCGCGTTGATGAGTTCAAAGTATTGTACGGACCTTATATACGAAGCATGGAAGATGTAGTATATAAACACCCTAGTTTCATCAAGCACATTCCAGTGAGAGACCGAGCTGAGTACATCAGTTCTTATTTCGAAGGTGCATCTGGATTCGCATGTTCTGACTATGAATCCTTTGAGTCTACCACAACGGTACATGCCTATGAAAATGTTCTATTGCCTTTTTATGAACATTTGTTAGGTCATTTGCCGTGTTGGCCAGAATTTATTGAAATGTTCAACGTTCTTAGAGGAACAAATTTCTTTATTTTCAAATGGTTCTATATGTGGGTTGACGCAAAAAGATGCTCTGGAGAGATGGACACTTCTCTGGGCAATGGAGTATTGAATTTCATGATACTCATGTTTATGGCCTGGAAGGAGGGATGGAGCGGCTTCAAGTGCATAATCGAGGGGGACGACGCAATTTTCACTTTCATAGGGTGTGGTTGCAAATTTGTGTTCCCTGATTTCACGAAATATGGAGTTTACGTGAAAGCCGAATTGCACTCGGACATTGGTATGGCCTCGT